ACAGATCCGGCATACGCTCAGGAATACGAGCAAGCTCAACGCGGTTTCTCGTTCCGGCGCAAAAGCAAAATCAAAGGCACCAAATGAATAGGCATCTACAAATGGCATTGATCCTCTGGGGCGCGTGTGCGCTCTTCCTGATCGGGTACCTAGTCGGTGGAGGTGCGCTGTGAAACTCTGCTACGACCTAACGCCCGAGGAGCTTACCGACGGCAGGCTCGCGGATCTCGCCAACCAAATCGGGCACCCGTCGCTGAGGGTGGCGTTGAACAACTACAACTGGTGGGGACTTTCGGTTGAGGAAGTCGAACAGGCCTTCCTCGACGATCTCAAAAACATCGAATCCATGTCCAAATGATCCCCACCCCACTCCAGCGCATCGGATTGTCCAAAGACCGCGTGGAAGCGCTCTTGAGGCCACACGCCAAGATTGCCCGTGAAGCCGCAACCAAGGTGTCGCAAAAGCCCGCGACGAGCACCATCGAAGGCAGGCTTGAGCGAGAGGTGAAGCGCCTGAAAAAGAAGGGCGAAACCGAACTCCAGATCGCTCGTGCCCTGCACGTGACCCGGGCCGTCGTGGTGCAGATCCTCAAGCCCCAGAAGAAGGGCCGTGGAGGGCAGCGAGGCGAGCACTTCCGGACTAAGCTGACCGAAAATCAGGTCCGCAACATCCGCAAACGCTACGATGAAGGCGACCCGTTGCAGGCGATTGCCGACTACTACGGCGTGACCAAGGCTTGCATCTCTCTCATCGGATCCCGGCAGAAGCGCGGGTCCGTCCAAGATTGATCGCGCAGGCCCGCGGGAGACTGCGGCCTTGCCTTTTCTCGCTTTTTATGTTCTCACCAGCCCATGAACATCAGCCGCTCCCGGCGTCGCGTGATGGCCGTCGGGTGCAGCCATGGGAACCGGGCCAACGCAAAAGCGCTCGAGGCCGTGCTCCGGTTTCGCGAGGCGTACAAGCCGAAGGAAGTCATTCATCTCGGCGACGCCTACGACCTTGCCAGCCTGAGGGCTGGAGCGCTCGGCAACGGCAACGACGGAGACGCTGCCGATGACTACCTGTCCGACATCGATGAAGGGCGCAAATTCCTCAACGCACTCCGACCGACCGTCTTCACCTTGGGCAACCATGAAGAGCGAGCCAAACGCTACCTCGGGCACCACAACGCCGTCATCCGGGGCTTCGCCGAGGCCGTCTGGCAGCGAATGGTCGAGCCGATCAACAGGCACTGCCGCGTTTTCATCGAGCACCATTCGGTCCTCCCCGAGGGCTGGTTCAACCTCGGAGGCTACAAATGGGGCCACGGCACCCTCTTCTCTGAGAACTTTCTCCGCGACTCAGCCGAAACGTGGGGCAACTGCGTCGTGGCCCACGCTCACCGGGCCGGGGTCGCTTACGGGCGGCGGTCTGATAACCCGGTGGCGTTCTCACCGGGCACGCTGTCTGATCTTCCCGCAATGGAGTACGCTCACAAGCGCCGCGGAACCCTCGCATGGAGCCACGGCATCGTTTTTGGCGAGGTGACAGAGGCAACCGCCCACCTGTATCTTCACCAATGGCCGCAGCACGAAAACGAGTGGCGTCTTCCGAGCTTCTGAAGCGGCTCAAGGACGCGATCAACAACACTGAGCAGCAGGTCCCAGACGGCTGGAAGACAGCCTGTCAGCTCCAAGAGGAATGGGGGCTGTCCCCAGCTTACACCGGCAGGCTGATCCGAAACGGGGTCGCAAAAGGCATCCTCGAGGCCCGCAAGTTCCGGATCGCAACCGAGCGTCGAGGCGTGTTTCCGACGCAATTCTATCGAAAGAAAAACTGACCACTTTTTGTTTCAATGAATCACGACATTTCATCGGTGATGACCGAGCGCGGCAAGGTATACGGCGAGCCGCACCTAAGCCACGAGAACATCGGCCTCGCTTGGACAGGCCTCATCCAGCAGCACTACGGGATCCGCCTCGATCACCCGTTGCCGTCGTGGCTCGTTGAGATGATGCTCGCCTCGTTCAAGATCCACAGAAGCGCCCGAGTCTTCCACGCCGACAATTTCCTCGACTGCCGGGCATACCTTGCCTTTGCAGAACACGGACAAAGAAACCCAAATGAAGCCTATCTTGTACCGCAACAAAACCAAGCCCACCACAACCGTTGAACTGCTCTTCGATGCCGAGTTCCGCCTCGGAGAGATCAAGGAAAAGGTCGTGATCTATCGACGCAAGGACCGCCACTACGTTCGCAAAGCTGCTGAATTTAACGCGAAGTTTGAGCTTGTAAATTGAGCCCTTGCCATATCTACGGCGAGCCATAGGCTTGCCCAGTCCTTTCAAGGAGGACACGGGATTCGCACCCCGAACAGTGACATGAAAACCTCAGAAACCCCAATCCAGCCAGCATCGAAGGGCTTCACCGAGTCTCTCCGACTCTGTCATTGTGCCCGTGCGAATCGGTGTTGGTTGGATTGGGGCTTTTGCTTTGAAGCATGAGGATCCGAACGATCAAGCCGGAGTTCTTCCACCACGAGGGACTCTACGAACTGGAAAAGGAGACCGGCCTCCCGATCCGAATCTCATTTGCCGGTCTTTGGTGCGCTGCTGACAGGGAGGGCAGATTCAAGTGGGAGCCGAGGCGGCTCGGCATCCAGATTCTGCCATACGACAACGTGGAGTTTTCACGCGTGCTCCACGCGTTGACCACGCGTGGTTTTCTCGTGAAGTACGCGTGCGGCACGGGTGTTTTTGGTGTCATTCCATCCTTCACTAGGCATCAAGTCATCAATAACAAGGAAGGAGCATCCCAGCTCCCCGACCCGTCTGCTGAAAACTCTGAAATCATTGGCGATTCCGATGATTTTCAACGCGTGAACCACGCGATCCCCACGCGTGAGGCACGCGAGGACCACGCGTGCCGTAAGGAAGGGAAGGGAAAGGAAGGGAATGAAGGGAAAGGAGAGGAACGGACCGGCGCTGTCGCGCCTCGCGTGCGCTTTGAGAAGCCGAGCATCGAGGAGGTCAAGCTGGAGTCATCCAAGATCGATCTTCCAGAAGATCAGGCCGATCAGTTCTTCGCATACTACGAAGCCAACGGATGGCGTGTCGGCAGGAACCCGATGAAGTCGTGGGCTCACGCTCTGGCGAACTGGAAGAGCCGCTGGAAAGAATTCTCTTCCTCTCACAGACAGCTCTCGCTGCCCAAGGGTGAGCGAAAGGAAATCGTCGAATCATTTGAGGTGCGCGAAATATGAACATCGACCTAGATGCCGAGCTAGAAAGGCGAATGGCTTCATTCGTGCAAGCGGTCAAGCCCGTGTCGGACGAGGAATACGAGGTCCGGCTGCGCTCAAAATCAGACGAGGACATGTGTCAAAAGATCGAGGACTTGAGGCACTCGTGGAATGTCCCGAAGCGTCATGCGACCGCAAAGATTGAAGACGAAGGCGTCTGGGGAGCTAAGAGTGCCGCCATTGCCGAGAAGATCGGCACAGGGGCCCTATTTGGCATCGTAGGAACTCGAGGCAATGGAAAGACCCAGCTCGCAGTCGAAGCGATGAGGAAGGCCACGCAGCGGCTGCTGTCAGCACGATACGAGACTGCCATGTCGATCTTTACCCGGCTCAAGGCTTCGTTCCGCAAAGATGGAGACGAGACGGAAATGTCAGTCATCGAGGATCTTCGCAGGCCCAAGCTCTTGGTGATCGACGAGGTCGGAAAACGGGGGGAGACCGACTGGGAAAACAACCTGCTCTTCTCGATCGTGGATCACCGCTACGGCGACATGACGGACACCATCTTGATCGCCAACCTTGAAAAACCAGCTTTCCTCGAATGTGTAGGGCTTTCGATAGCCTCCCGGATGAATCAAACCGGCGGGCTCATCGTGGCTGATTGGCAGTCGAGGAGATAAAAACGCAGAACACGCAGAACATATGATAAGCATCAAAATCAACGCATCCAAGATCGACAAGACGCACCTGTACGAAGGCAAGTCGGGCAAATACCTCGATGCCATCCTGATCGAGAACAAGGACGGGCAACCCGACCAATACGGTCAGGACGGCTTCGTGGCCCAGTCCGTCTCTAAGGAGGCTCGCGCCCGCGGCGAAAAGGGGCCGATCATCGGCTCGTGGCGACGTGTGCAACAAGGCGGGCAGCCTAAGCCGCAAGTGCAGGTCCGGACGATCCAGAAGCCACAGGAACAGGAGGACGGAGTTCCGTTCTGAACCCCTTTCGGCCTGACCCTTCTACCGGCGAGTGCCGGACGGTTAAGGCCGGAACCCTCCGAGTGGAGGCGCTGCCC